GGGAAGAGCGTATTGTGGTCGGTATTGCTACCGCTGACAATATTGATAAGGCTGGAGATCTTATTGAGTTCGAAGCTTCTGTTGAAGCGTTTAAAAATTGGACTGGTAACATCCGTGAGATGCATGCCCCAATTGCTGTTGGAAAAGCCATCAACTATAGGCCGGTTAAGGTGAAAGGTGCTGATGGTGTTGAGTACAACGCTATGCAGGTGGAGGCTTATATTTCTAAGGGTGCTCAGGATACGTGGGAAAAAGTTCTTGATGGGACTTTGCGTTCTTTCTCTGTTGGAGGAAAGATTCTTGATAAGCAGATTGATGCTGAGAAGATGTTCAGAGGTAAGCCGGTCAATCTTATTAAGAAATATGAACTTGGTGAGTTGAGTCTGGTAGATAACCCGGCTAATCCTGCTGCGGTTATTGATATTGTAAAATTTGATACGCCAGATCAACTTGACTATATTCTTAAAATTGATTGTAATGATATTAATCTAACTATTCCTAAGTCTGTTCAGAGAATGGCTCAGGTCGGGTTGGATCAAAGAAAAGAGCACGGTCGTGGAGGAACAAGTGTTGGTATGGGGTCTGCTCGCAGACTTGCCCGTGGCGGTACTGTTTCTCCTGAGTTCGTTAGAAAGGTTGCACGTTATTTCCCAAGGCATGCTGTTGACTTAAGAGCAACAGGTGCCGATCCGGGTGATAAGGGCTATCCGTCTAATGGAAGGATTGCTTGGAACCTTTGGGGTGGTACTCCGGGTTGGGTCTGGGCAAGATCAAAAGTTCGTCAGTTGGATAATTGCACACGCAAGTTTGATGATGAGATGGATTTAGAAAAAGAAATTGCATGTTCGTGCGGATGCGGTACGTGTAATGATGATATTATTAAGGAGTTCACCAATATGGAAGATATTTTGGAACAAGTTCTTAATGAGGAAGGCACAACTTTGGAAGACGTTGAGAAGTCTTTGCGTAATGATGAAAATTATGCTAAGGTATCAGAGATGGATACATCTGCCGAAGAAAAACTTTCTTTGTTAAAGCGTTTCGTCAACTGGCTAACAGTTGAGGAAGAGGCAGATGTACAAAAGTCTGTCGAAATTGAAGAAGCTTCAACTGAATCTGAGGTTGAGGCGGATACAGATCAAATGGAGGATCAAATGGATATTGATATCTTGAAAGATGCTCTTGGTTCGGTCATTGATCAGAAGTTCACTGACTTCGCCGCTTCGTTTAAGGAAGAGGTTGAGGCTTCAATGGACGCTAAGATCGAAGAAGTTACCAAGAGTGCAGATGCACAGCGTGAGGAACTAGAGCAGAAGCTTGCTTCAGCCGAGGCTTCACTTGCTGAGCAAACTGAGAAAGTAGAGGCATTCGCCGCTGCTGGTGCAGTTAAGAAAAGCGTCGATCCAGACGGCGATGAAGATGAGGGCGACGAGGACACAATCCGCAAGTCAGCCCCTTCTTTCTGGAACAATGTATATCTGCCACAAGAGCTAGTCAAGGCTCTGGGCTATGAGTCGTGATTAGGAGGAATATATAAAATGGCAACTCAAGAAGAAATTCTAGCAAAGGCTAACGAAGTCACCACTTCTGTTGTGGGTGGCGCTTCGGGCGGTCTTCTCAATGCTGAACAGTCGAATCGTTTCCTCGATTTTGTGGTCGATCAGTCTGTTCTTATGCAAAACAGCCGTGTTGTCCGTATGCGTGCATCAAGCATGGATATTGACAAGTTGTCGGTTGGAACACGCATTATGCGTAAGGCTACGGAGGCAACCGATGACGGTTCCAACGCAGCAGTTACCTTCTCGAAGGTTTCACTTTCCAGCGTCAAGCTTCGTCTTGACTGGGAAATCTCAACTGAGTCCCTTGAGGACAATATTGAGGGTGCTTCCCTTGAGGATCATCTCGCTCAGGTTATGGCTCGCCAGACCGCTAACGACCTTGATGACCTTCTTATCAATGGTAACACCTCGTCAAGCAACACGCTTCTCAAGGCCCTTGACGGCTTTGTGAAACTTGCTCTCGCTTCCGGTACAACGGTTGACGAGGCTGGTGACAATGTTTCACGTTCAGTTTTTGATCGTGTTCTTCGTAACCTTCCTAGCAAGTACCTCCAGCGTCGTAACGAACTTAAGTTCTTCACTGGTCCGGGTGTTGTTCAGGACGCAAT